TCAGGCGAACAAGGATCATCAACCAGTTTATTTTTATATCAAGCACAAACAACTGCAACAAGTGGTCAGCCTACAAATGGTCATTTGCTTTGGAATAATGCAACTCAAATTAGTGCAACTCAAATTAATATTAGTCATTTAACAGATGATAATACTGATATTGATGTATTTTTAGCATTATTAAAACCTACAGAAACTTTTATTTTGCAAGACAGAAATGTAAGTGCAAATTATCAAACTTGGTTAATAACAGGCAATACAACAAATATAAATCCAAATACTACAAATAGTTATTGGACAGTACCAGTAAGCCTTGTATCGTCAGGTGGCACAGGAACAAGTAACTTTGCTAATAATCATCAATTATTTTTTGCAGTAACACAAGGGATAAGTGGTACATCTGGTTATAGTGGTTATTCTGGATTTTCAGGAATAGGAACAAGTGGTTTTAGTGGTTATTCTGGTATATCTGGATTTTCAGGCATTTCTGGATTTTCAGGTGTATCTGGATATTCTGGTATTTCTGGTTATAGTGGTGCTGGAATAAGTGGCTATTCAGGAAGTGGAATATCTGGTTATAGCGGATATAGTGGATTTTCAGGAACTTCTGGTTTTAGTGGCACTAGTGGCACTAGTGGCTACTCTGGAACTTCAGGGATTAGTGGCTATTCAGGGACTTTAGGAATTAGTGGAACTTCAGGAATATCAGGATATTCAGGTACAAGCGGTTTATCAGGCACATCAGGAATATCAGGTTACTCAGGAACATCAGGTAAATCGGGGTTTAGTGGAACTAACGGAACTAATGGTTGTTCTGGGTTTTCAGGAACATCAGGTATTTCTGGTTACTCAGGCACAAGTGGAACTAACGGAACTAATGGAGCATCAGGCACTTCTGGTTATTCTGGAACTAATGGTTCTAATGGAGCATCAGGAACATCAGGTTATTCTGGAACTAACGGAACAAATGGTCAATCAGGTGTTAGTGGATATTCTGGATCTGGTGTTTCTGGAACATCTGGTATTTCTGGTTATAGTGGTGCTGGTGCTAGTGCATCAATTCCAACTGGAACTGTTATGTTATTTTATCAATCAGGTGCACCAACAGGCTGGACACAAGTTACAACTTTAAATGATTATGATTTAAGATTGGTAAGTGGTACTGGTGGTGGTACTGGTGGAACAACTGCTTACTCAACAGTATTTACAAATCAAACACCAACAATCACAACAAGTGGATTAAGTGCAGGAGCAACAACTCTTTCAACTGCACAAATGCCAAGCCATTCGCATAGTTATACTTATCCAAGTAGACAGTTTTATGGTGGTGGTGCTTGTGGTTGTAGTTATGTTCCAGCAGGTTCATGCACAGGTGGTGCAGGTGGTGGTGGTTCTCATACTCATACTGTTACAGGTTCAGCAACATCATCAGCAATTACATTAAATGTTAGATATGCCAATATTATATTAGCAAGCAAAAATTGATTAAATTTAGTGTATAGTAGTATTATCTTTGATATGATGCCAAAGGAAAAATTATGTTTGATTTACAATCTTTATTCTATTTCCCATCTGCTATTTATAAAATAAATAAGCCAGAATTTTTACNTGTTGCTAAAGAAGTTTCAGAAGATTATATTGCAAGGGTAAAAACAAAAGTTACATTTAATGAAATTTATCCAGTNTACATGACAGAACATTTTTTTGTTGATCAAAGAATNAATAAATTTTGTGAGTTTATTGCAATTACAGCTTGGGATATTTTGCAAGAACAAGGTTATCAAATGGATAATCAGCTTACTTATTTTACCGATATGTGGGCACAAGAACATCATAAACATTCACTTAATGAAGAACATATTCATGGTTATGGATCACAAATATCAGGATTTTATTTTTTAGAGTGCCCTGAAAATTGTTCTAAATTAATTATCCATGATCCTAAACCATCTAAAATTATTGTCGGTTTGCCTGAAAATGATATTAGTAAAGCAACTTTAGCTTCCAATAAAATAGCCATTACACCAGAGGTGGGACAATTAGTTTTTATTAACTCATGGTTAAATCACAGTTTTGATCGTCATGGATCTAATGAACTGTTTAAATTTATTCATTTTAATATCTCTGTAAAGACAAAATGAAATACTCTGTAGTTATACCTACTTACAATCTTTGCAATAAATATTTAAAACCATGTATTGATTCTATGATTCAATATACAGACATGGAAAATGTAGAATTGATTGTTTCTGCTAATGGGTGCGTAGACAATACAAGAGATTATTTAAACTATTTAAAAACAGCCATACCTAATTTAAAAGTAGCTTGGGATGATCAACCATTGGGTTTTCCAAAAGCTGTTAATGAAGGAATTAAATTAGCTACAACCAATAAAATTATTTTGTTAAACAATGATACTTTGTTATTACAGCAAGCTAAAAATGATTGGTTAAACTTTCTTGAAAAACCTTTTTTAGAAAACCCTAAATGTGGAATTACTTCTAGCCTTAAATTATTTTCTTCTGAAGCACAAAGACATTTTGCAGTATTTTTTTGTACCATGATTGATAGAAAGGTATTTAACAAAATTGGATTGTTAAATGAAGAATACGGAATGGGTTCTGGTGAAGATATGGAATTTTCCATAACAGCAGAAGAAGCTGGATTTGAAGTTATTCAATGTTTTCCCAATAAATTAGAAGGTCATCAATGGACAAGTCAATTTCCTATTTATCATATTGCTGAAGGCACAATGTTTGATGAATCTTTAGTACAAGGTTGGGATGAACATTTTAAAAAGAATACAAATTTAATAGCTAAAAAATTTGGTGATATTGATGTTAAAGAATCATTAAAATTTCTTTGTGAAAATGGCAGAGAAGCTACTGTTTTTTACAATGAAATCATTAAAAACAATGGTTATAACATTAGTAAAATTAGATTAAAAAATAAAGAAGTAATTGATATAGGTGCAAACATGGGAACATTTTCTTTGTTTGCTTCTAAACTAGGTGCAAATAAAGTTATTGCTGTAGAACCATCTACAAGAGTTTTAGATATATTTAAAACAAATATTGAAAAAGCAAATATTAATAACATTATACTTAAACACCATGCAGTTTCTCATGTAACTGGCAATGAATTAAAATTAGCTTTGCATGATGAATCAGGCTACAACAATACTTATGTTCAAAGTAATAATTATGAAACTGTTACCAGCATTACTTTAAAAGACATTTTGCAAGAATTAACTACTGATTCTATATTTTTAAAAATGGATTGTGAAGGTGCTGAATACGATATTTTATTAAATGCTGATAAAAAAGATATGGATAGAATATCTCATATAGCTATGGAAGTGCACTATGAAACACATCCAATACATAAAGGTATTCATTTAATTAATGAAAAATTAAAAGGGTTTGGATTTACTTTAATACATGAGGCACAAATAGGTTTTTGGGAAGGAATTAATCCTGATGGAACTTACATTAATTACAGAGATATTCCATTTAAACATCAGCATTGGATTAAGCAATGATTTTGTGTTCTGTAGCTACTAGAGGTAGATATGAAAGCACTTTACCTTTGGTTTTAGAAGCCATTATTAATCAAACAAAATTACCAGATAAATTGATTATTTGGGATGATAATGATAATGCTGAAGATGTTAGAGAAAAATTATTTTATAAATACTTTTTTCAACGATTAACTATTAAAGGTGTTCAATGGGAATGGAATTTTGCTCATAAAAAAGGTCAGCATCATATTCATCAAATGGCAAATACCAAAGGATATGATTGGGTTTGGCGAATAGATGATGATGCTATACCAGAGCCTAATGTATTGGAAACCCTTTCACTATATGCTTTTGAAGGCATTGGTGCTGTTGGTGGTGCAATTTTAACTCCACCATTACTTTATAATAATTCTGGCATAACAGGTAAAATTGATAACATTAACAATGAATCTAATATCCAATGGAATTTTATCAATGAAACAAAAGAAGTCGAACACCTACATTGTTCTTTTTTATATCGTGCTGGCATCTATGATTTTAATTTGGGGTTGTCTAGGGTAGCCCACAGAGAGGAAACTTTATTTACTTATGGTTTGCATCAAAAAGGTTATAAGATATTAGTTGTACCTAATGCAAACACATGGCATTTAAAAAATCCTACTGGTGGCATACGAAGTGAAACATCACAGGAAATGTATGACCATGATGAAAAAATATTTCAAAATTTTCTTCAGTTTAGGAATAATACAATTGTTGTTCTTAATTGTGGCATGGGAGATCATATTGTTTTTAAACATATTTTATCTAATGTCAAAAACCCACTTATTTTTTCTTGCTACCCTGAAATAATAGAAGGTAAATCAATAGCTGAAGCAGAACATCTTTTTGGCGATTTAGATCAATGGAACATTTATAAAAAAATGGAACAATGGAAATGGAAAGATAGTTTAGAAAATGCTTATAGAAAGTTGTATTTATGATTGTTATATCTCCTTACTCTAAAAAACTAAGGAATGGTAAAGAAAATCCCAAAAACTATCCATATTGGGAAGAATTAATTGCTTGGATACAAATCAATGTAGGTTTTGACATTGTTCAAGTAGGAGTTGAAGGAGAAACTAAACTTGTTGATGATTGCAGATTTAATTTGTCATTAATTGAACTAAGAAATTTAATTAAAAAATGTAATACATGGATTTCTTGCGATAGTATGTTTCAACATTTGGCTTGGTCTGAAGGAAAACAAGGAATAGTGTTATGGTCAGTATCAGATCCTTTAATTTATGGACATCCAGAAAACATTAATTTGTTAAAAAATAGGTCATATTTGGTACAAAATCAGTTTTTATGGTGGGATTCGTATGAATTTAACCCAGATGCTTTTGTAAAACCTAAAGAAGTGGTACACTTTTTGAAATAACTATTGGGGAATATCATGTTTCAGAAAATAGCTTCTTTATTAACAAGAAAAAAACCTGTACTAATTGAATCAAAAAAACCTATTATAAAAAAAGTAATTAAAGCATCATCAAAAACTATTGTTAAATCAACGGTTAAAACTGATCTACCAAAATCAACAGTTAAAAAAGTGTCTACTAGAGGTAAGTAATGGATATGGAAGCAATAATAATTGATACAGATAAACGATTAAATGCTCACGAACAAGTATGTGCTGAAAGATATAGTGGGATTTTAGATTCTTTTGAAAAGGGATCTAAGCGTATGCAAAGGATTGAATACCTTTTATATGCTGTAATTGCATCAGTATTTTTTGGTAAAGATATGATTTTAGATATTATTAAGACATTAATTAAATAATGGATTTATTAGACACCATTACTAAATTGTGGGCTATTGTTATAGGTTTTATAACTTTAGTAATTGTCTTAGCTAAAATGGATGTTCGTATTGGAGTATTGGAAGAAAAAATAAAAGCCTTATTTGATTTATGGAACAAAAAATAATGTCACTTGATCCCATTTCTGCGGCACTTGATTTAGGTACAACCTTAATTAACAAAATATTTCCTGATCCCACACAGGCATCAGAAGCAAAACTTAAATTATTAGAACTTCAGCAAAATGGTGAATTAGCCATTATGACTACTCAAACAGACATTAATAAAACAGAAGCCTCTAATGGATCTGTATTCGTATCTGGCTGGCGACCAGCTATAGGTTGGGTATGTGCCCTAGCTTTATGTTATCAATACTTGTTTAAACCNCTAATCACTTGGGGCACTTCNGTAGCTGGATACAATTTACCACCAATGGTAGGACTTGATGACAATCTTTGGCAACTNATGATGGGTATGCTAGGCATGGGTGGATTAAGAACTTTTGAAAAGGTTCAAGGAGTTGCTTCTAAATGACCAAAGAAAAATTATC